CCACCGCGCCGCCGGCCAGGTTGCCCGTCCGAAAAACGCGGCCTGCGGCGCGCTCAGCGTCACGCGCCAGCGCAATGGCGTCGCGCGCAAGCTTCATACGGCCCAGCCCTTCCACCCCATCAATGGTGATGTCCCGCAGGTGGAACACCTCCTTCTGGGATAGCTTTACCTGCTGACCATCCGGCCGGGTGTACGTGTAGCGCATCTCCCAGCCCACCAGCTCGGCCTTGACGGTCCCTAGCGCCATCGGCACCAAGGCGATGGGCCTGCCGGCCGACCAGATCACCCTGGCGTAGGCATTGCCTTGCTGCAAGACATGCAGCTGCATCATGCTCTTGAACTCGAAGGGCGTTTGCCACCCGTTCGGCTTGAGCTTCATCAGCCGATAGCCCGGGTGGTCTTTCGCTGGCGCTTTGGATGCGTCGTTTCGAATCAGGTTGAGCGGCAACATGCCAAGTGAAGTGACGATCAGCGACACGCACCGCAGTGCGGCCATGTTCCGTAGCGACTCGATCCGGTTGTTGTAGTCGCCGCTGCGGATGTATTCCAGCAGCGCTGGATCATCCAAGCCTCGGAACGCCTGCCCCCTGGGCTGCGCCGACGCCTGCGCGCTTTCTAGCGCAATGGTGGGCTCAAGCCGCGGGCCGGCTTCAGGCGCCGACTCGTCCGCCGAGCCGCCCAGAAAGCGGTCCAGTAATTTCATGAGTTCTCTCAGATAAATCGAATCCCGCGGGACTCGTATACCGACCGGCCGGAGGCCTCGGGATTAAGGACCATCAATTGCGCTGCATCGAATGTCGCCATCAAGGGATCAATCTTTGCGGTGCCGCTGGCCTGCTTGGTAATCAAGATGCCGTTGGCGCGCAGTTCGATACGAGCATTGCCCACAGCCCAAGCCATCAGAGCCTGATCGCCATGTACGAAGGTGCCTTCGGCAAGCTTGCGCTCCACTGTCTTGATGATGCCGCCCAGCTTCCAGCCCTGCGACACACCGACGATCAATTCCTCGGGGATTTCAGCCTCCACCAGCGCGTCATTGAAGGTCACGCCGTTTTGGTCGGCTCCGATGCCACATTTCTCGGGGAACAAACCCGCGTCATACACCTGGCGGATGAGGGCCGCCAGTTCTGCGGTGTCATCGCCGATCTGCTTGACTATGACCAACTCGCCAGCCCGTTCGAAATCGCGCAACCTGGGCTCAATCTCTTTGCGGCGCTCCAAAACAGACGGGTGTGCCCAGGCTCGTGCCCAATGCAGCCAGTTTCCCGTCCCACGCTCGCGCCCTAGAAATGCCAGGCCCAGCAGGTCATCCAGCCCGCCGCCGTCGATACCGGCCGTGACAACTTCTGAACGCTCCATCAGCGCTCGAAGCGTCAATACGCGCTTCCCCCGCTTTAGCCAGTGATCAGCACCCGCCCAACGGTCAGAACGCAGGTTCAGCCCAATCTCGACATTCAGATGCTTGGCAAGGAATTGTTGGAATGCTCCGTCCGTTCTGGCCTGCAATAGCTTGAGCTGATCCCCCAACCATTCGGCGCTGACCGAGCGGCCGAGGTTCGGATTGGTGATGTAGAAGTTGGCCGGGTCGAGATAGGCTTTCGCCTCGACCATTTCTTCCGGAAACTCGTACAGGATGCCCAGCGTCTTCGGATCGACCACCCGCCCGTCTCGCACGTCGCGCCAGTAGGCGAGCTTTTCTTTGAAGACACCCGCCGGCGGATCGTCGCTCTGTGTGGTCAGGTAGATTACCCAGCCTTCATCACGCGATATTTGGCCGCCGAGCGCCTCCAGGAACATCGCCACTGCGTTAGCGCGCTTTCCGAATAGCCACAATTCATCGACCAAGATGCGGCCGGACTTCTTGCCCGATACCGTATCGGTGTCGGCGGCCACCACCTTGAGGCTATTGCGCGTCGTCCGGTGAGTGATGGTGCGGATGTGGTCCTGAACGTGGAACATGTCGGACAGTTCCTCGTCCGCCCGAATCATCGCGGCTGCTGGCTTGAAGCTGTTGTCTGCGACTTCCTTGGTCGGGGCCAGGATCAAGTGTTCCTCTTCCTGGCGCCAGCAGATGATTACCGCCGTCAGCATGATGCCGGCGGCAATAGTCGATTTCGTGTTCTTCTTGCTGATCAACAGGCCATATTCCCGGATCCGTTGCTTGCCGGTGGCGGCGTCATATCCGCCGAAGATCGCCCGCACAAAGTCGAATACCCATTCTTCGGAGCACTCCCCGAAGGTCTGGTGTCGGTACGTCCCGGTGGCCTCGTCGTAGACCTGCGCCAGATCTACGACCTTGAGCTGCTTGAAGATGCCCAGCGCATATTCGGCCTGGTCGGGGTAGATCGGCGGCGGAATGATCGACTGTCGCATGCGCAGGCGTTCCGCCCAATCAGGGCACGCGGTTGTCCAGGCCATGGTTTACCCCTTCCCGACAACGCGTAGATGCGTGGGAGGCGGTGGCGGCGCGAATCGACCGCCGGTAGCAGCCTTGTTTGCCGCCTCCTGCTTCGCGCCCTTCTTGCCCTGTTCCGCAATTTTCCCGTGCGTGAACGGCATGAGCGCTTTGGCGGCCTCCAGCCGAAGTTTCGGCTCTTCCCCCGCGTCGTTCATGATCGCCACGAGAACAGCCCGCGGATCTGAGGTAAGCCCGAGAGCTTTCAGGCCAATTCCGTCCGTGAGATCGGTGTCGGCGGCCGTGTCTTGCGGTCCGCTTGCCGGAGAATCCGACTCCTTGGGATTCGGTGATTCGGCCTTTTTGTTAACCCGATTTTTGTTAACTGATTTGTTAACCTCGGCAATGCGCCCTACGGCGGCCAGAACATGCTTGTCACGCATCAGTCGGGCGGCTGCTTGGGCCGCCCCGTTTTCGCTGTAACCCGCATGGATAGCGGCTTTCGAACCGGTTAGACCCGACAGCAGCGCATCGACGAATCGGCGCTTTTTGTCGGTTAATGCCATAGGTTTTGGTTAACAAGATTGGGTTAACAATTTTCCGAAACGGGGAAATTTTCTGTGCGTGAGGGAACAGGTGGTTTCCAGTGTCGAGCCGCCCTAGACTTTCGACCCGCCCCTCCCCTGCCTGCTGCCCGACCACCGGCCGCCGCCCCTCTGCCGATGCCTCAGAGAGCCGCGCAGAGGCCCTACGGGGCACGACAATTGACCGGGCGATCCTTGAGCCCGGCCTTGATGTTGAGGCGCCCTACGGCTTCCTGCTGGTGTGGACGGATAGGCCGCGCCGGATCCATCGTTCCACCCTGGTTATGTCCGGGGCTGCGCCCGTCAGGCGTGCTGCGATGACGACGCCGACCAAGTACCAGCGCACCCACCACGCGACGCGAAGGGAAAGCTTGACCGTGACCTGTGCCATTACGTGCGGCTCCTGTACCCCATGTCCTGCCGCGTCTTGGCGTCGTGGCATCCGACCTTGCGCCCGTGGGCATCGCGCGAGACGCACAGCACCTGCGAGTTCTCGTCGGTATCCGCGCCTCCATCGTTCAGGCTGACCTTGTGATCCAGCTCGAACCCTTCGGGGTAGACGGTCAGCGCGCCGCAGTGGGCGCAATGCGGGTCGGCAGACCAGACACGCAACCGGCGGTCCTGCAACTTGCGGCCTGTCATGCGCTTGGCGCTGAGGGTAGGCGCTGTGGCCAACCTGGAACCGGCCATTGCGAGACGCGGCTTGAGTGTTTTGAGCTTCATGCCCGCGCTCTCCCTTCCCGAGCGTGTGCCACATAGGCACGCGCCACAGCCGAGATTGCATCCACACGGGCGACGAACTGAGCCATGTAGTACGCACGACGCTCCCGCCGCACGCCAACCTCAAACACCGATAGGCCCTTCAGCTTGTGCCGATACATTCGCATGCAGTCTTCTAGTGCCTGCCGCGCCGCCAGACAGAACGCCGGGTCAACTCCTGCGCACCTCGCACGCGTAATGTCTCGCCGCGCGGCTGCGGCTGTTTCTCGTAACATGTCCATCCCTCCGGAAAACCACTTGCATCGAGGCGGCAATGACAAAGACAGAATGCGAACGCGCCATCAGACAGTTGTGCCACCAGTGGAAGCGCGCCCACCATGCCAACGTCAGCGTCCAGGACGTGAGGTTCTCCGACTTTTGTGCCTGGCTGGAACGGCACCACCCCGAGCTACTGCAATTCCGCTCCGTTATGCCGTCCGTCGATCTTGCCGAAATGTGGTTTGACCAGGAGTTCC